CGTCTAAGTAGGCTACTGCTGGCAGAACAGCAGGTTCCATCACCGGTGTTCTGGCGTGAAACAGTTGAAACAGCGACTTTCAGGTCGCACCTGTACATGCATACAGCATAACCTTCCGACGACTATGTGGCTCACCTACAAGTTAAAGCCGATATTTTCACGTTATAAGGTAGGGGCGATAAATAAAAAAGCCCCGAGCCTCCATGTCGGTAGCTCGGGGTTAAGTCCAGTTTGCACTGGAGGGGAAATGCCGGCCAAGAATAAAATGCCGGCGGCCGCACTATAGCAGCTTCAGGGCGGCGCCATGCCGTTTTCCCTGATGAATGCCTGCGCCGCGCGGGCGGTGGCGGCGGCCTCTTCGGCCTGGCCGATTAGCGTGCGAACAGCGCTGTCCAGCTCTGGAGGAAGTAGCCGGCCGGCGGTACCGGCTCCATCGCCGCCGGCGGCGCCACTGGCTTGGGCGGGTCCGGGAGTGCCACCGTCGCACCAGGCTGCACCGAGGCGCACCGGGCCGCCATAGGCCGCCACCAAGGCACTGGTGATCAGCGTGATGGCCATGCGCAGCAGCGGCGTCTGCCGGGTGAATGACAGGGCCACACAGCCCCCGAAAATCCCGGCCAGCAGCAGGTCATACTGCAGCCCGAGAAACGATCCGGTCAGCGTGACCGTGCCCACAGCAACGGCGTACCCCGTCGCCGCGCTGGTTGTTGGTTCTGGCATTGATTCCCCTGAGAAAGGTTAAAACCCCAAATTTACCGGTCTATGCTTTTCTACTGACCGTAGAAACAATTAGGGCCACCTATTCGGTGGCCCCTGTCGGCTCATCTGCTGCCGAACTCTGTGGCGCCGTGGGCGCCGACTCTACGGTCGGCACCGGATCGGGCGCATCTGGCCAGACCACGGTCTTGGGATAGCCGTCCTGAGCAGTGACGCGGCCCAAGGTGACGCGATACTGCTTCCAACGCACCAGCAGTGCCTGCTCCGAATCGGTGGCCACGCCAAGATCGACGGCGTCCTGCAGAGGGGCAATTCGCAGGCCAGCCACCTGCAGCAGCATGTCTCGCTTAAATTCGGCGGCGGCCGCAAGTTCAGCCGGTGAGGAATCACCGACCGCCGGTACCGACTCAACGCTGCCCGTAGGCAGATCGACATAGCTCCATTCCTGGGCGTCCAGGTCAATCACCTGGTACTTGCCCTCGACATCAGGGCCAGGCTTCGCGTCGGTCGCATTTCCTGGGAACAGCCAATTGCCCTCGACGAGTGGATCCGGGTCTGCAAAGCAGGGCTCGGCGGTTCGGATCAGCGCGCGAGTGATCGGGTGGAAGTTCCAAAATTCGGGTGCGTTCATGGTCATCCTTAGTATTTGATGCAAATAAGCGCAGCGAGGTTTCGAGTCAAGTTCTCCGCACCACCGGTGGCATTCACCGTGATGGCGTGGGTGTGCGTTCCAGCAGCGGTCGTCTCTGTGTACTGGTCAATTTCACGCGGCTGGTTTTGGCTTCCAATACCAAAGCCGGAACCAGCTAAGCGACCTGTATTGGCCTGGTGAGTGTGATTTCCGTCGACCTGCGCAGATGCAGTGTGACTGTGCAACAGGAGCGCACCAGCCTGCCAACTCCACAAAGACCGCGAACTGTCTATCCCTCGCCCATCATCCCACCCACGCATATACTCAGCCCGAGCATCGGGAAGAACGATATAGGCGCCTAACCCTGCTTGAAGTCACCGAACATGATCGGCACCGCATTGGCGGCCACGTTGGGCATATCCGGAACCTCGATCAGCGGGTATGGGCGTCTGCAATTTGCTTCTGCAGCTCGTCCATAAAGGCGCCGATCTTTTCGACCTTGGCGGTCTGGTCAGCGGACGGCAGGCCCTTGCGGATGTCGTCCAGCTGCTTGGTGTGCTCGGCCTTGAAGTCCGAGAAAGCCTTGTTCATGGCCTCCACGGACTGGCGCAGCTCGGGCGGCAGGGAGCCGGTATCAGCGCGCACGCCCATGATGCCGCGACGACGGGTGATGATGTTCGATTGTTGCATCATTGACCTTTCAGAGTTTGGATAGTGGATTGCAGCAGCGCTGCGATTTCATTGGTGCCAGCGCTGGGCGTGGCCGGTGGTTCGGCAGCGCCAGGCGTGCCGGAAAACAGATTCTTGAACACGTCCTTGCGCACGGAACGGGAATGACCTGCCTTTGCCATGGCCACATCAGTGGGTCGATCTTCGCGGTACCAGAGGCCTGCTTGGTGATCAGAATGGCGTTTCCTTTGGGCTCTACCTTGGCATTGCTGACGCAGTAATTCATCATCTTCTGGCCGCCATGCACCAGCACGCCCTCCGCCAGCTTGCGCTCGGTGGTCTTGATGGCGCCGCCAAGTTTCCAGCCCTGAGAAATACCCACGATCTTGTCTTGCGGTACACCGGCCTCGATCAGCGCATCCAGAATGCCGCCCATACCGCCAGGATCGACGCCGACCTTATCCAGGAGACCGGCCTGCTCGATGGATGCAACCATTTCTGCCATCTCGATCACGTCGGGGCCGACCGAATCACATATCGTCAGCTCGCCCTGGGCCGCATAGTCGCGCCAGGCAGGGACCTCGGATTTACGCAATTCAAGAGCCGGCGGGTTCACCCATGCATGCGTCCAAAGCAACCATTCACGGGTTTCCTTGTGACGCCCTGCGACGGCGAGCCCGAGCCAGTCATCGTTACCGCCGCCGTCAACGCCGACATCGATCACCTCGCACTCTTCCACCAGGTCTTTCAGCGCCAAGCCTGGGCGCATGGCTTGGGCCTCCCACTGGTCGGCGCCGGCCCACCGATCCGACCGCAGGGACAATCCAATCTCTACATTCAGGTGCTTCGCCAGGAATTTCTGCAGCGCCCCGTCCAGCTTGCCCTTGACCTTGTTCAACTGGTCAAGCAGCCACTCGGCATTTACTGAGCGCCCGATATTCGGGTTCGTGATGTAGAAATTGGCCGGATCGAGATAGGCCTTGCTCCTGATCATCGCGGGCGGGAATTCATACAGCACGCCCAACGATTTAGGATCATGGATGACCCCATCCCGCACGTTGCGGAAGTAATTCAACTTCTCCAGGTAGACGCCTGCCGGCGGCTCATCACTTTGCGTGGTCAGGAAAATCACCCACCCTTCGTCGCGAGAGACCTGGCCGCCCAGCGCCTCCATGAACATGGCCTCGGCATTGGCTCGCTTGCCAAAGAGCCAGTGCTCGTCCACCAGAATGCGCCCGGACTTCTTCCCCGACACGGTATCCGTATCGGCGGCCACCACTTTCAGCGATGCTCGGGACACCCGATGGGTAATGGTCCGGATGTGATCCTGAATATGAAACATGGCCGAGAGCTCATCATCGGCGCGGATCATGCCCGCTGCCGGCTTGAAACTGTTGTCGGCGACTTCCTTGGTCGGCGCCAGAATCAGATGTTCTTCCTCCTCCCGCCAGCACAACAAGACCGCCGTCAGCATGATCCCCGCTGCGATGGTTGACTTCGTGTTCTTCTTGCTGATCAGCAAATAGAATTCACGAATGAGCTGCTGACCTGTGTCGGAGTCATAGGCACCAAAGATGGCGGAGACGTAGTCGAACACCCATTGCTCACTGCATTCGCCGAAGGTGGGCTTGCCAGGAATGTCCACCACGCGCAGCTGCTTGAAAATCGACAGCGCATGCTCGGCTTGGTCACGAAAAATCGGCGGCGGGATAATCGACCGCCCTTGGACGATTCGCTCCTCCCAGTCTGGGACCGCTGTTGACCACTTCATAGCTTCTTACCGCCGGATGCAGCCAGGCGCGGAGGCGCGGCGGTCGGGAAACGACTGGCGACCTTCTTGGCCTCCTCGTCCCGAGCATCCTTCTTGCCGCCCTCGCCCAGCTTTTTGTGCATGAACGGCATCAGTGCCTTGGCCGCATCGACGCGAAGTTTATCTTCCGTCTTCGGATCGTTCATTGTTGCCAACAAGAATGCACGTGGGTCACTGTATTGCAGCGCGCGACCGATATCGAAGGGACTGCTCGCGACCTCGCCGCCCGGCGCTTTCGTTGCCTCGCGGCACTTTTTCAGATATTCAGCGACGGCGGGGTCTTTAACAAGTCGCGAGCCTGCTGCCGAGGCAGTCGCGGCACTGTAACCGGCCTCGATAGCCGCGTCCCTGTTGGACTTCCCGCGCATCACCGCATCGGCAAACAGCTTCTTTTTAGCTGTTAATGCCATTAACAAAACTCCTAAAAGGGGATTTTTTCTGCGCGTGGGAAGGCAAGCGGTTTCCGAGGTTTTACCTCATCAACTTTCGATACCCCCGGCAGGCTTCGCCGCCGGATCAACCTCCCCTGGCCCGTTCCGCAGCCTCACGCGCCGTCTTCTCGTCATGGTGATCCTTGCAAAGCCCTTGCAAGTTGTCCTGATCGTTGGAGCCGCCACGCCACAATGGCGTCTTGTGATCGACCTCTACTGCTATGGTCTGTCTGCCTTCTGCTAGGCATGCCACACACCAATGGTCCGATGCGACCAAAGCATCGGTCTTCATCTTCATCCACTGACGCCCTCGGATGCGCAGCGTCGTGCTAGCCGTAGGCTTATGCATCTGGACGCGGCTAGTCTGGGCTTCATGCAAGCGCGGTTTCAGGGTTCTCAAACGCATGATAGCCACGCCTCCCTATATCAAAAACCCAACAAAGTCGGAAGTTTGCTAGCAAGATCGGCGGCGACGTATGTGTGGATTGCTGCCTGCGGATGAGTCGAGTCGAAATAGCCTGCCTGAGCAGTACCATTACAAGGGATCTTCCCGTCTATCACATCGGTAAAGCCAGCTGCGCCGGCACCCGCGTAGATCGCGTTGTACATATCGTATGCAGCCGTCGGGTCGGCCGCAGTGAACACACCGGCACGCAGATACGGATTGTACGAATCGTAGCCCGGCGTACCTGGACCCATGAGCGATGTCTGATTTGCCGTTGTCTCCCATGAGTCAGTTGAGCTCGCCTGTGGCGCGAACGTCACTGCGATCAGCGGTAGTGAGCTAGAGCGGGCCGCGGCACGGATTTTCGCCCAATGATCACGCTGTGTCGCAAGCAAACCTGTCCCGACGGGGCCTGACCATGGGAGGCTACGGTTGTTGTTGCCCATATTCGTGATCGCAGCATCAGCAAATTGACCTTGCAGAAGACGCTGCGAAAAACCACCATAGAGAGCCGGCACTGTGGCGTTCGTACCGCTGACTGCTGCCCGCGTCCAGCTATATTTCCCAGTGTTCAGTGCACGATTTACAAAGGCTGTGCAGCCATCTGCATCACCGTACAGCGCGCCGTTCGGCGTTATGCGGTCTGAATTTTCACGGCCGATGCTGTCGCCGTGATTGATCAGGGACTTCTCGCCGTATGCACCACTTCCATAAACGTTACACGGGCCGCACACAACCTGGCCGGCTGTCACACCGCTCAACGTTGTCCAGTCTTTCAGGAAGACTGCAGTACCAGCCCCCGCTTGATCCTTCATCATATCGCCCAGGTCAGTACGACCGGATGATACTGGCTGGCTCGGATATTTCGCACCAACAGCCGGCGCGATTTCCCAGCTGACCATGTACCAGGCATCTTTGAGGATGGTGAAGCCATAGGCGCGATCTGAGCGAACACGCCAGCCATCCGGAACTGTCAGCGTGTAACCGTCACCAGAAATCGCGCCGCCAGCTGCAGAAAATTCCGCTGTCGTCGGCTGAGTACCATCCAACTTGAAAATATAGCCCGCCTGGCATGCGGCGGCTCTTGTCCACTTGAGCTGCACCAGAACTGCCGACGATTGATTCTGCCCGGAACCCGAAGTATTCAAGAGCAGCGCGGCGCGGATTGGGACAACGTTACCAACACCCTTCTCTTGGGGAGCATTGCTTGTGGCAGCGTCCACATAACCGTTCCACCACTCCACCCACGGATCAGTGACGGTCTTGTTTGATCGATCCGCCAGGCGCGAACTCCGGACATTGTTTGCTCCTGCGGTAAGAGCCATGTAAGGCAAAACCGTCCGCTTCGATGCCGACAAGACCGGCAAGCAGTTCGTACTGCTACCTGTGAGACTGTGCGTGGAACCGCTGGCATTGGTGCCAACCGAATCCAGCGTTAACGACTTGTTCAGGTCGGAGGGCATCACAACATACGGCAGCGTACCCACCAGCACGCCATTCGCATAGACGTTCGTCGTCACCGACGAGGCGCCGCTAAAGCTGCCGGCAGTAGCATCCAAGACCTCGAATACCTTCGGCGCTGAGTTGATGGTGGGGGACGCAACAACTGTGGGTGCACCAGAAGGAACGGGCACGCTAACGCCATACGGAAGACGAAATACCAGGCCAGTAACGCGGGGAGTGACTGTATAGCCAATATCCGCGCTAGTCAGGGCATAGGATGCTCCTGTAGCACCAGCAATATCAGTCGTAGCACCACCAGCAGTCGGGGTACGAGTCCACTGAATAGCAGAATAGTCCCAACCAAAACTCTTGGTCACTGTAACTACGCTTCCGACCGTATTTCCACTAGAAGTAAAGCCGATGGGGCCACGTCCAAGTCCGAGAATTCCGGCTTCAATCATCGCAGAAGTAACGCTCATGCTGTCCTCGTCCACTTCGAGATGTTGGTCTTGCTTCCGTTGTAGGCGATGGTCTTGGTGAACACCGCGCCATCGGGACGAGACGCAATGATGCTCACCACTCGATCACTGCTGTCTTTGGTGATCTCGACATCGCACCACTCCGTCCAGGTATCCGACAAACCCAGCGGGCTATTCAAACCGACATCAGCGAGCATATGAGCACCGGAAATAAAAAAGCCCGCACATGGCGGGCAAACCCTCGAGAGAGGCGGGAGGACCTAAAAACCTCGGCGCGCATACACACGCCAATTTCCACAAGACAAGAAAATTAATAAAAATTTATTAGCTCTTGACTAACTCACTTCTGTGTACAAATCTGTTTGCGCAGTGCGTCAAAAAAGGGGTTTTGAGCAGCTTCTACCAACGAATAAAACTAGAATTGAAAGGGGTAAAGATGTTACTGAAAAACAAGGTATCCAAGTTCCTTCGCGCTACACTTTTTACCGGAGCGGTTGCATTGTCAGCTCCATCGTATGCCGGTCCAGTTTTAGTTTGGGCCACTCAACTTGACTCTGATAACCTTGTTCTCTATGAGTCAGGTCTTTATGGCCCTACCTATGGATCAGTGGTGCAGCACTTTAATTGGCAACAGCAGCAAGATCAGACAACGGTTTTCTCAGCACTCGCAACGGTAAATAGCTTCGCCCTAAGGTGGCTGCCAGACAAACCTTCCTCCAGCAGCTTAGTGGTAAAGCTCTATCATGCAGACTTACCAACTCTTCCTGACCTTTCCAACCCGATTCGGATTTTGACTTTCAATGACCCAATACCTAGCTACAGCTCGCCATATACGACGATAAACTTGTCATCAGGAATCAACGCAATCTCTTTTAGCCTCACCAACCCTGACCCATCCAAGTCCTACAGTTTCGGGTTCACGCTTGGACTCTCAGAGTTCAACCCAACGTCTGCGGTCCCTGAAGCACCTGCATCAGCAATGTTTCTGGGAGGACTCGGTCTGGTAGGAGTGGCCGCCTGGCGTCGTAAGCGATTTGCAACGCCAGAAGCTTCCTCGCGACAGGCCTTTGCGTAAAAACATGAAGAATGCCCGCATGCTCTTGTAGCTGCGGGCAACATCTAGCACCCCGAAAAAGATTTGAAGCCTGGAGCGTCAGGGGAGAATCGAACTCCTCTTCATCTGTTTGGAAGGCAGCGGCTCTGCCATTGAGCTACAGACGCGCAAAAAGAAAAAGCCTCGTTCGGATGATCGAGGCTTTTTGAAGTGTCTTATCGGGCTTCACACCAGCAGCTGCGTGAAGTGCTCCACCTGGTGCGCGGGCACAACGAAAGGAACGAATTCTGCACCGTTCGTTGCCAGCCAATAGGAGCGATGACGACCATTCATAAATTCGTACAAGCCTGGCACCTTTTCATACACCACACCCATGTCTAGCGCTCTTCCTTGGCCTTCCCTGAGCGAATCCAAACGCGCCAACTTGTCGGGGTACGGATTAAATCCGCGTGGGGGATCGCCGTAGCTGCCGTTTGCGAACTCCGCGTCTTTGAGCCAAGCCAAAACCTTCTCAGGCGTCGCCTTGAGAATTGCCCAACCTTTGCCGGACTCAGCTTGGCCGTTATAAGTCCTGACGTTATGTAGTGCATCTTCATACATCACGACCTTGCCGCCAGCAGCCCCAGTAGCGGACACTTCCATTTGATCGCCATATGCCATGGATATTCTCCTCAGTTGAGAATAAATATTACCACACGGCAAAAATCAATAAATTCTTACAGCAAAACAAAAACCCGCCGAAGCGGGTTTAGGAAGATGCTTGATACTTGAGGAGATTCGCGCTAGTCCCTGGCTATCTGCAAAGTGACCGTACTTCAAAAGTACTCTCAGGTATCATTATGTATGGACGTGCTAATCCACCACAAGAAGATGTTAGCCAATTTTAAGCGCGAAAGCAAGTAATTAGCTAATCGTATTTAAAGTGCGGTTGGCACAAAAACGCAAGTTGATGAATGTAGCTGTAATCAAAACGACGCCCGAGATCTGGCTCCCAATAGCGCCCATGGGCCAACCAATGTCGAAATTTGAATGCAGCTCGTACTTCCGAAGATAGATTCTTGGGCATGACTGCGAAGGATACCCAGGCTGGTAGGAGATAGTCTTCAAATGAGACCCTGTTGCCTTGAGTCCGCTTCAATTCTCGAAGGTGCCGCGACAGGGGGTCCTTATCCTTATTTCTGCATCTCAGGTCATAGTCTTTTCGCCATCGTGCCTCCAAATAGGCAAGTACCATAAGTGAGCTTTGCTTCTCTTGCTCTTCGAGCCGAAAATTCAGTTCGGCCCAGACTTCTTCCGGGTGATAGGCAGTGAATCTTGGTAACGGATGCGCTGCATAATAGTCATTTAAAGCCTGTACCACATCGTTGTGATGATCGGCAATTTCCTCTAAAGACCTAATGTCAGCAGCATACGTAACTACCCTAGCCATTGGCGACCTTCAAAAGCAACGCTAGAAAACGCTCGTCCGTGAGATCATCAAATCTCATCTCTGGAGGATTCCCTGAAATTTTCCAAATCCATGGGTCGTTTTCGGAAAATTTAGGCTTCGGTGAGGGCGGCGGCGTCCCATCCACGCTAATAGAAATTGAAATAAGGTCTCGTGCAGTATGTACGCCTTTCCGGATTAGCACGAGAGATGCCCTTCCACGAGGGCCCTTGATATCCACTCGGCCCTTAGTTCCAATCAACATCGTTCCAATCGGTTCCAAAACTACGTTGACCAGACCAATTGTGATCACCATTTCCTTTGCGTCATAAGGCCCTGAAAATTCCTCCATAATTCGCTTTGTGCGATATGCAGTGCTAATGGATCCGGCCTCAATGTAGGTACGAAGCGCCCTCTCCACAATTTCATAGAGTTCTGCAAGGTGCTGAGCCCAGGTTTCTAACTCACGCTCTTTAGAGAACTGAGTATTGGCGTTCTGCATTTCTTTCTTTTGCTCAGTTTGCTTTCGTACAAACTCTTCAAAGGAATCAGACATCTTCATTCTCACTTAATAATTTTTCAGCAACTTGCTGGGCGGATAAGCACATTCTACACAATGGTGAGCGTCGCGATTACGACTCGACTAGCGATTTCTTCACCATCAACGGCAGGACTGCCTGAAGTGCATCCTCGTAACTACCAGCACTTCGGCCCCGCCAAACCTTGATGCCACATCCGCGATTTCTCATTTCAATCCCAATTGCGTTTCGATAGGGAAAGTCCAATGCATCTACGCACCACTCAACAGTCTCCATCTCCATCTCCCGCGCGCAATTCAGCCTGATGCGTCTCGCACTGGTGCAATACGTCCATGAATGCAGGACGCATGCGAGCGAGGCCGCCCGTTGTGGTGTAGCTGACTACGCGGCAGATTGGACCAAGGATGCCGAAAAGTATCAGGCTCTTCTCCGCGAAGTGGAAGGCTTGTGATTATGGCCACCGCCAAGCAAGCAGCGATCCCGCAGCCGACTCCGCGCCGCGCTGCTCAGTCGAAGAAGCCGACGGCAAAGCCGGTCGATCTGTCGGCGCTGCTGAATCTGCCCGCCCAGATGGAAGCCGGCTTTCAGCGCGTCATCGACGTGCTGAGCAAACCCGCCCTCGCGAACTCGGCGCCGCAGCTGCAGACCGCCGCTGAGAATGCTGGCGAGCGCTTGGAGGCGATCATCACCATCTTCACCGGTAAGCAGGCACAGAACGTCTTGCAGGACATGCTGGAGACCGGTCATCCTCCGTCCCGCGAGCAGTTGCTGCGCGCTGCCGACAAACTCATCGCCGCGCGAGGTGGCAAATGAATGCTCCGATCAAAGGCGCGGAACTGCACATTCCGTACAGCTCGCCAGAAGCCGCCAGCCTGCAGACAGTAACCGGCTGGGTTTCGCGCGATGGTCGGTTCTGGGGCGACGACGAACACATGGCGCGATTCTGCGGCGCCACTCATCGCCAGTGCAAACAGTGTGAGGCAGTCGAAATCAAGATCGATCGCCTTTACTGCGATTCCTGTCTTGAGCTGCGTCGTATCGAGAAATACAAAGCCATGCCCCGCGAGCAGTGGGACGGCGCCGCCCTGCTCTACCTCGACGGGACGGACCGCTATTTCCAAGATCCGAATGAGGCTCGCGAATACGCGAACGACAAAGGCATTGACCGTCAAGGCCGACCAATTTGCAAACTGCATGGGCTCCGAATGCTCGACCCTGAAGTTTTCAGCCGTTTCCCTTTCGCATCGGCTGACAGCACGAATATCGGGCGCAATGTAGGTATCGACTCCGCCTGGCGTGGGACCTACACCCCACCAACGAAAGAAGCACGAGCTGCGCTGATGCGTGAGCGGATCGAAGCGCACCAGTCGCTGACGTTCTGGGATCGCCAGCATGCGCCAATTCAAGAATCACTTTTTGGGAGCCAACAATGACCATGACACGAGACCGGATTGAGGAATTGAAGCGGCTGGCAGAGGCTCTTGACGGTGCAAAGTGGAGCGCCGAACATGATTTCAACGTCCACGTCTGGGGCGACGACGGAGATGCAGTTTGCAAAACATATGCAAACTTGGGCCACACGCCAACAGGATATGACGAAGACGATGTTGCACGTTATATCGCAGCCGCCAATCCGCAAACCGTCCTCTCCCTGCTCGCCCTAGCAGAGCGCGCACTGGAGCCGCAAGGGCAGGCGCTGCCGGTAGTGGCGTGGCTCACTGAATGGCCGAAGGATCGACTCCGCAGCGCTGGAAAGTTGGTCGAACTGGTCGAGCCCGAGCAAAAGTTTGCAATGAACCATTACGAACCGCTGGTGCGCTTGAGTGATGCCCGCGCCTACGCCTCCCAGCTCGCGATACCTGCAGGGCTGGTGCCTGAAGGCTGGTTATTCGAGCCCAAGGCGCACGGTTCCTGGCAAATTCATGCGCCCAGCGGACTGAAGGCGGCCGTTGTCGGCTTCGAAAAGTCGCCGCTTGCTGAAGCGATGCGCCAATTGATTTCCACCCTGACAGCCTAAAGTGGACCCCGAATTTGAGACACTGATTTAAGCTGTCGTCCTGGAAGGGATGACGAGAATGAGTGAAGCAAAGAAGAAGCGAAATAGCTA